AGGTGCGTCGTGTCTGACTTCTACAACGGCCTCCAATCAACCGCCACCCGCTTGCTGGCTCAGTTCGGCAAGCCGTTGACGCTGCGGATTCAGACCGGCGCCGCATACGATCCAGATACACAAACCAACGTGCCGACCTACACCGACCACGCTGTCAGCGGCGTTATCGGTAACTATCAAGGCCGCGTAACCGAGTCCGGCACGCTTGTGCAGACCGATGACAAGAAAATCCTCGTATCAGTCGGCACAGCACCTGAACCAACTGCCGGCGCGCAGATTATCGACGGCGCGACGGTGTATGTGGTGCAGACGGTTAAGGCGCTGAATCCGGCTGGGACTCCGCTGCTGTATGAGTTGCAGGGGCGTAAGTAGTGAGTTTTGCCAGCGATGTGGAGGCGTACGCGAAAAAGGCCGGCGCATCTCTAGACGAGACGAGCCGCGCAATTGTGCTGGAGCTGTTTGGGTCGGTTATCAAAGACACGCCGGTAGACACTGGGCGCGCTAAAGGTAACTGGCAGACGACCATCGGCGCCCCTGCAAGCGGGACGGTTGACCGGCTTGGTGAGTCTGAGGCGCTGGCTGATGTATCGCAGCAAACCGCATCGTTTGGCGCTGGCAAGGTTATTTTTTTGACGAATAACTTGGTTTACATAAATCGCTTGGAGCTTGGCTGGTCAGACCAAGCCCCTAGCGGGTTTCTGAGGAAGAACGTTGCCAGAATACAGCAGATCGTTAGAAAGGCGGCATCTGACAACAAGGTCTAAATGTGCGCCCAGCTTGTACCATTTTTTATTTCGTAGATTGGCGTTCTGCTGATAAATGGGTATTTTGCATGGATGTGCATTACCCTTGCGCCATCAGCAAGCATTCGCTTTATATCGGCGGCCTGTTCTGCGGTGAGTTTTGACGCGCCCTTTCTCTCGCCTCTGACAGTGGACATCCTGCCATTTCTTCCTGCGTGAGATTGATTTTCTTTATGAGTGCACCACTCTAGATTCGCTGGCGTGTTATTTCGCTTATTAAGATCAATGTGATTGACCTCATTCAGTCCGCACGGCCTTTTACAAAAGGCATCAGCAACAAGTCTATGCACAAGCTTCGAGGTCTGGACGTTTTTGCAGCTTAGGTTTACCTGCAAATATCCTGTGCTATGATTTATTTGGCGTATATTGCGGCCTTTAAACGCGTATCTGAAGCCGTTGTTTTTTATTATTACTCTGTCTATGCTTCTAACCATTCCAAGGCTGGAAACCTCGTAAATACCTTCATATCCAGCAACGGGCAGCCATTGTTCAATCATGGTAATATCCTTAATCAAAGGCATCGGGTGGTGGTTGCGGAAGAGTGCCGATGAATCACCTTTTCGCTCCGTCGAGCTATCCGCGCATACAGGATACACCATATGAGCGCATTCACGCAGATCAGCCAAGCACTAATCAATCAATACCGCGCATCCGGCGCGTTTACTGATGCGCTGACAGCCTACGAAAACTCCTCATTCACCAAGCCCGCTGCGTCCGTGCCATGGGGCGCCGTATTCATCGTGACGAATCAGCCAACACCAGAATCAGCAGGCGCTGGCGGAATGGATGGCAATACCGGCTTTCTGCAAATCGACCTGAATTACCCGATCAACGCCGGGGCCGGCGCGATTGTGGCAAAGGCTGATTCTGTGGCACAATACTTTAAAGCTGGCACGCGGCTTGCATATGGCGGGCAGCAGGTTCAAATCCAATCGTGCGGGCGCTCTCAGGGGCGACCTGTTGACGGTTTCTACCGAGTCAGCATGACAATTAACTGGACGGCATACGTCCCGAGGTAATCCAAATGCCAGCAATTGCATCAGCATCAGTCGTCAGCCTTTACTACGTCGCCGAGGTTGCCGGTGCAATTCCGGCCTCGCCAGCTTGGAAGCCTATTCGCTACAAGACTGGCGGTAACTCGCTGGCCTATAACGCCGAGCGGATCACCTCAGAGGAAGTGCGCGGCGACCGTCACCGCACTGCCGACCGTCGCGGCACGTTCTCTGCTGCTGGCGACATCTCCTGCCAGCTTGCATACAGCGCACTGGATGACCTGCTAGAAGCTGGCTTCTGCGGCACATGGGCTGCTGGTTCTACGCTTACTAACGCCGGTATCAGTGCCGCAAGTGCTGATAGCTCGCTTAACTCGACAGCGCTGTTCACCCAGGCTGCTGGCGACATTATCAAGGTGTCTGGCTTCGCTGATGCCGCTAACAACGGCCTGTTTCGCGTTGTGACCGCGACCACTTCCAAGCTGACCGTGACCAATATCGAGGGCTTGCCGGTAACGCTGGTAACCGCTTCTGCTGGCCCTGCTATCACTATCGCAGGCCAGTCAACGCTAAAGACGGGCCAGACGCGCCGCACATTCGCAATCCTTGAGCGCCACACTGATCTTGGCATTGACTACCTTTATCGCGGCATGGAAGTCGACAAGATCGCGCTGTCCGGTAAGGCTGGCGAGAAGTGGGATGTAACGTTCTCCTTGCTGGGCACATCGCAGGAACAACTGCTGAGTTTGCCGGCTGGTTCGACATTCGCAGCGGCTACCACAACAGACTTTATGACCGCCTTGGACGGCTCGCTTGACATCGCCGGCACCGAGTTCGGTTTCTGCACAGAGTACACTGCAAGCGTGGCTAACGGCATCGCGCAGAAATACGTTGTAGGTAGCAAGAACAGCGTGGCCAGCGTAATCGACACCATCACCGCAGATGGCACCGTAGTGGCGTTCTTCGACTCGGCAGCGTTCTACAACCGATTCCTTAACGACACCAAGGCGACCATGGCCTTGGTTGCTACCGACGGCACCAGCGCATACCGCCTGAAAACCCCGGACGCCTCTTACGTCAGCGGCTCCAAGCAGTCGAGCGGCACTGACGTTATCGTTAACCTGACTTACTCGGCAGGCTACAACCTGACCGCTAATAGTGAGTTCGTTCTGGAGCGCATTGCTTAATGGCTGGCTTCAACGACGGTTACAGCCTGGAGGCGGCCAGCGATGGCCGCGAATTCATGGCGCCGGATATTAACGGCGTACCATCGGTAAAGATGACGATCCGTCACGCGCAGTCGGATGTGTTCCGCTGCGCCATGGCGCACGAAAAGGCATACATCGGCACATACCTTGCCGGCGTAGAAGACCCAATCGAGCGCCAGCGGATTGTGCAGGAATCGGTGATTCGCGCTGCGTCTTATCTGGTGTCGGCGTGGGAACTTGACGAGGAATGCACCCAGCCTAACGTGCTGGCATTGCTGAAACAGCGCCCGTATCTGGCCAAGTGGATTGACGAGCAGGCAGCACGGTCGGCTGATTTTTTCAAGCCGGCCTCGGCAGACTGATTGAATACGCCGAGGCATGGGCAAAGCTACAAAAGCGGGTTAGCAAGGATAGCGACCTGACGTTAGGCGAAGTGCTTCAAAGGCAGTGGAAGCGCTCAGGGGTAAAGCCAGAAGCGCTAAACATGCCAGATGTTCCTGACCAGCTCAGCTACCTGTGGATCTGGTTCTTTGAGATTAAACGGACTCATGCTCCGCTGACATGGCAGGAAATACACAGCTGGTCGCGCATGACAGCCACACCGATCTGCGGGCGTGACGCCCAAGCACTCATTAAGATAGACGACGCCATTTTAAGGAGTGCGCGGGAATGACAGAGACGGCCAGCCTAGTAATCGCGGTAGACGCGAAAGGCGTCAAGACTGCGACGGATGACCTAAAGAAGCTTGGCGATGCCGCCGGCCCCGCCGAAAAGAAAGCCACGCAACTAGGTAAGGCAATCGGCACGGCTGTAGCAGCAGCAGCCACCGGGGCATTTGGCGCGTTCATCAAAGAGTCAATCGACCTCGCAGACAACGCCAGCAAAGCCGCGCAAATGGCTGGCGTTACCACTGAGGCGCTTACCGGCCTGCAATACGCTGCCGGCCTTGCTGACGTTTCCGCTGGCGAGCTAAACAACAGCCTGAAATTCCTTAACCTGTCGATCAGCAAAGCAGCGGCAGGCGGCAAGGATGCACAGCGGGCGTTCGGTGATATTGGCGTTTCAGTGCGAGACGCTGCCGGCAATCTTCGCACCGCAGACGCTGTGCTGCTGGATGTTGCTGACCGTTTCTCGCAATACGAAAATGGCGCAGAGAAAGCAGCACTAGCTCAAGAGCTGTTTGGCCGGTCTGGAACCGCACTGATTCCGCTGCTGAATAGTGGCGCCGCCGGTATCAATGAGCTAACCGCGCAAGCCGAGCGTTTTGGCCTTGTCGTATCGCAGGAAACAGCAACCGCCAGCGAAGAGTTCAACGACTCGCTGACTGTCATGCAGGGCATCACGCGCGGCGTAGGCAACCAGCTTGCACGCGAAATGCTGCCGACTCTGAATGACATCACCGGAACCATGATTGACGTTGCCGAGAATACGGACGCAGTTTCTACCGCGTCCGACATTCTGTCTGGCACGCTTAAATCGCTAGTAACTGCCGGTATCGTTGTCGGGACCACCTTCAAGGTCGTAGGCGATGGCATCGGCGCTTTTGCTGCTGGTGCCGCTGCCGCTGCTCAAGGCGAGTTCATGCAGGCCATCGACATCTTCAAGATGGGCGGCACTGACTACAAGGAAACAACCGAGGCGGCGCTAAACCGTATCAATGCGTTATGGGATGGCTCGGCAGCAAAGACCGGCGAAGAGGCTGGCAAGGTTGCTGGGTCGTTGCGCGAATTGAAGCGCGGCGCAACCGAGGCAGGCGAAGAGTCGGAAAAAGCAGCAGGCAAAGTCGCCAAGCTAACCGACACCATTGGCGCGCAGGTTGCAGCGCTTGAATTCCAAGCCTCAGTCGTGGGCAAGGACAAAGACGAGGTAACGCTGCTCAAGCTGGCATTAGACGGCGCTACAGAGTCGCAACTGTCAGCCGCACAAGCAGCACTTGGCACGGTTAGTGCATACGACGCTCAAGCGGAGGCCGCATCTGACGCCAAGAAGGCAGAAGACGACAAAGCAGCGCGCGGCAAGGCAATTACTCAGGAGTCGCTGTCTGACCTCGAAGTGCTGGCGCAAAAGCAGCAAGGCTACTACGACGCGCTCCAAGAAGGCAGCATTACGCAGGAAACCTTTAACAAGGTGTCGGCAAAAAACAGCGAGGCCATGCGCGACGTGGCAAACGGTGCCGGCGAGGCGACCGGCGCACTAGATGACTTTGCCAAGACAGCCCAAGAGAATATCCAGAGCCAGCTAGCGGACAACCTCACAAATGGGTTTGAAGGCTCGTTCAAGGACATATTGAGCGGCTGGGGGCAGCTTGTACAGCGCATGATTGCAGAGGCTGCTGCGGCTCAGCTAACCGAGTCGCTATTCGGCGCGCTTGGTGTTGGTGGAGTAGTGACGCCTTCTTCAGGCGCACCTCTGTTAAAAGCACCCTGAAGGCCGCCGATGGGCGCTGCGATTGTCGCGCCGCCGATTGCACCGAGAAGACCGGAAGACAGGACATCTTCGCCGACAGAAGTCTCTGCGGCAGTTCCGAGCTTACCGACGTTCGTCGCCAGCTGGGCCCCGGCTTCTTCGACGAATTCCTGCGGTGCCTCACCGATAGCTGCGCGACCAGCCGAGCGAAGGATACCTCCACGCGCAGGCTTCTCAGCGAATGCCAGCTGCTCAAGACCCGGCATTCTTGCTGCAGCGCCAGACACAAGACCAGCACCGGCGGCTGCTATCTTGAATGCGCGGTCAGCCTCTTCTTGAGTTCCGCCCTTGGCAAGAACATCCGTATAGGCTTGGCTTCCAGCACTAGCTGCATTCATTGCTCCGCCTGTAAAGACAACGCCTGTACCAACTTCCTTGGCAAGAGCGGCCTTAGCAGCCTCACGCCCTGCACGCGGCAGGAATGCACCCCTTGCAAGCTGAATAGCCTTACCGCCACCAAGCGGGATAAGTGTGGCTGGAACTTGAGATGCCCCGAACTCAGCAGCGCCGCGCGCTGTTCCAAAGGGCGCTTGAACCTTCGCCAATTCAGTGGCCGCCTGCTCTGGAGTTTGAGGCAGAAAATCACGGGCATATTTAGATAATGCAGGCTGAAATAAATCAGTATATGATGCCGTTGC